GCGCGGCCTCCGGGCCTCCACCATTTAGTTAGCGATAGGTAGTTTTGCGTTGTAGTCGGGGGTTTTCTTCTGAGCTTGCCGGGGTTTGCGGGAAAAACGACTAGGGGCGACTAAAAACTGCTTGAAATGCTTGGGGAGACGTGCTAATCTCCAGCAAAGACTGAGCTTTCCGTAACTTCCAAGGCTCCGGACAGCTCCTGCACAGCTAAAACGCTCGTCGGGCCTCGATCCCAAAGAAAGCATAGCACGGCTTTGGGATTAAGAGAATACGCCCGCCACCGAGGTTGTACACTTCGCGCTGTTCAAGTCGCTCTCCAAGCTGGCCGGATCTTCTATGAGCCGGACGGGAGCATCGATCCCGTCAAAGCCGATCAAGATTGGGCACAAAACACCGGCCCGAAAGCTCGCCGCGCTCAGGGTCACCGCTTACGCCAGTCACCACCTCCGCGGCCGGAACCGACTGGATCAACGCAACTCAATTTCGCTCAGGCGCGAGCGGCCAAGGAAGTATTCGAGGCGCGGCTCCGGAAACTGGAGCTGGAGGAACGCCAGGGCAATCTGGTGCAACGTCGCGCCGTGGAGCTGGAAGCTTACAATCGCGGCCGCGTGTTCCGCGACGCGATGCTCAACATCCCGCCGCGCGTCGCCGGATTACTCGCGGCGGAAACGGATGCCGCGACGGTTCACGATTTACTCGAAACCGAAATCCGTAGCGTCCTCGAACAGCTCTCGGCGGGGAAATTAGGATGATCCCGGTCGCGGATGAAGTCGTAACCGCCGATGCGCGCGCCATTTATAAGCGCGATTTCGAGCTGGCGCTCAAGCCGGACCCGAATCACCTGGTGAGTAAGTGGGCGGACACCAACCGGGTATTGACTTCGCGCTCGAGTCCCGAGCCGGGACCGTGGCGGACGGATCGCACGCCCTACCTCCGCGAGGTCATGGACTGCCTTTCGCCATCCAACCGCACCGAAATGGTGGTACTGATGACCGGCGCTCAGATCGGTAAGACGGAGTGCGGGAACAACTGGATCGGGTTCGTGATTCACCAAGCGCCGGGACCGATGCTGGCCGTTCAACCGACGATCGAGATGGCCAAACGCAACAGCAAGCAGCGTATTGGCCCGTTAATCGAGGATTGTGAGCCACTTAAGGCGCTAGTCCGCGAGCCGCGCTCGCGCGATTCCGGTAACACCGTACTGGCCAAAGAATTCCCCGGTGGGATTCTCGTCATGACCGGGGCAAATAGCGCTAAAGGTTTACGCTCCATGTCCGCGCGGTATTTGTTTCTGGACGAGGTGGACGGCTACATCGGGGATGTCGATGGCGAAGGCGAGCCGTGCGCTCTGGCGATCGCTCGTACCGCCAACTATGCGCGGCGGAAAATCCTCGTCACCTCGACGCCAGCTCTATCCGGTCGGTCGCGGATCGAAGGCTTCTTCAACCAGGGCGATCAGTGCTACTTCTACGTGCCCTGTCCGTATTGCTTCCACATGCAAACGCTCCGCTTCGAGCAGCTCCGCTGGCCCAAAGGCGTTCCCGCCAAGGCGCATTACGTGTGCGAGGGCTGTCAAGCCGCGATCCCGAACGAGGCCAAGACCTCGATGCTCAAACTGGGCGAATGGCGCGCGCATAATCCTAGCGCGGACCGGAAAGTACGGAGCTTCCACCTGTCCAGCTTATATTCGCCGATTGGCTGGACGAGCTGGGGCCGCATCGCGCAGCTCCACGACGATGCGGAGGGTAACACCGAACGGCTCAAGACGTTCTGGAATACCATCTTGGGCCTACCGTGGGCGGATGAGGGCGAAGTGCCGGACGTTGATCGATTGTACGAGCGTCGCGAGCTGTATCCCATCGGCTTGGTCCCGGAGGGCGGATTGATTCTCACGGCTGGCGCCGACGTTCAGGCGCGACGGATCGAGGTCGAAATCGTCGCCTGGGGCCGGAACCGCGAGTCCTGGAGCATCGATTACCGTGTTTTGGAAGGCGAAACCAACCAGCCGCCGGTATGGACCGCGCTCGCCGCGCTTCTGGATGAGGAGATCCCCACCGCCTACGGGAATCCGTTGCAGATCGCGCGACTGGCGGTCGATACCGGCTTCAATACCTCGACGGTGTACGATTTCATGCGCCGGATGACCAGCGCCCGCGTGATGGGCGTCAAGGGTAATATTTCCAGTTCCGCGCTGGTGAATATCCCGACCATGATCGAGGTTTCACCCGCCGGACGGCGCTTACCGCCCGGTATCCGGCTGTGGCCGATCAATGTGAACATCGGGAAAGAGCAGCTTTACCGCTGGCTCAAGACCTCCATACCCGATCTCGAAGATGGGGAGCTGTGGCCCACCGGCTTTTGCCATTTCCCGCAGTACGGAAAAGAGTATTTCGAGCAGCTTTGCGCGGAGCGGCTCGTCATGCGCGTAAAACCTAACGGATTCAAGCAGCCGAGCTGGGAAAAGATCCGCGACCGGAACGAAGCGCTGGATTGCCGGTTGTATGCGATGGCCGCCGCTGCGGCGATGAGGCTCGACACCTGGAAGCCGGAAAAATGGGACAACATTGAACGCGATCTGACCTCGATGGCTCCGGCCTTACCTCCCGCGCAGCGGATTACCGGGGTCCGGCGAACGCCGCCGCCGTTCCGCGCGTTCGGTCCGCGAGACACCAACGAATGACACCCAAAGCTGCGCTCCCCACCGATCCTTGCCAGCTCCTTACGATTGCTCAGGATGCGCTCATAAAGCTACTGACCGGGACCGCTGTGATTTCGGTCGAAACGCCGCAGCTTGGCCGCGTGGAATACAACCGCGCCGACACCGACAAACTCCAGCGTCTGGTGGATCAGTTGACATCGCAGTGTAACGCGCAGCAGGGTGTCACGACCACCAGTGGGCGCAAGCCATTTTCCTTCGAGTCATGGCCATGAAAAGTACCACCGATTATCCCTTCCAGCTCAAGGGCGCGTGGGGCGACACCTCGCATTCGGGCGCATCGCTCATCCGCAAGCAGCTCTCCAACTGGCTACCCACGCGGCTACCGGCGGATGCGGATTTACTCCCCGATTTACCGACGCTGGTCAGCCGCGCCCGCGATCTCGACCGGAACAACGGCGTCGCGGCCGGAGTACTCCAAACGCTCCAGGACAACGTGGCCGGGATCGGACTTCGGTTAGCCGCATCGCCCGATTACCGTGCTCTGGGTAAAACCATCGACTGGGCCGAGGAGTGGAGCCGGAATGTGGAAAGCCTGTGGAAAAACTACGCGGATTCCACGGCGGTGGACGTGGCGGGCCAGCTCAATTTCGCATCGATGACTCAGCTCATCTTCCGGAGCGCCCTCGAAAACGGGGAAGCGCTGGCGCTGGTCATGTGGATGGATCGCGGCATGGAGACGCCATTCCGGACCTGCTTCCAGCTTGTGGAAAGCGACCGGCTATCGAACCCCTACTACAAGCCGCCCACTCTCGCTTTAATCGGCGGTATCGAGAAAGATGCATTCGGACGGCCCATCGCGTACTGGATCCGGAAAGAGCCGCAGCTATTCAGCAACGTCTACACCATTGTCGAGGGCGGGGGATTCGGCGTCAGCGCACCGGGCGAGCTGACGAGCTGGGCCTGGGATCGGATACCGGCGCAGACCACCTGGAGCCGTAAGCGCGTCCTCCATGTCCACCAGAAGGAGCGTATCGCGCAGACGCGCGGCCGCCCCGTTCTCACGCCGGTCATCGAGCAGTTCCGGATGCTCGACAGCTATCAGCGGACCGAGCTTCAATCCGCCATCGTAAATGCGCTCATCGCGGGCGTGATCGAAACGCCGCTGGATAGCAACACCCTGGCCGACCTGGTCGGCGGCGACCCGGACGAGTACCTGGCCGCGAAAAACGAATATCGCGTCCAACTGGAAGGCGGGACCATGATTCCGCTCTACCCCGGCGACAAGCTAGCGCCGTTCATGCCCACCCGCCCGAATGCCCAGTTCTCGCAGTTCGTGGAATCTATCGACCGTCAAATCGGGACCGCCGTCGGCTTACCGTATGAGCTGGTTCTAAAGGACTTCAGCAAAACCAATTATTCCTCGGCTCGCGCGGCGTTACTGGAGGCCTGGAGACACTTTGCAGTCCGCCGCGCTTGGCTCGCGGAGTACTGGGCCGCGCCGGTTTACCGGCTGTGGCTGGAGGAAGCTACGCAGCGCGGGTTGATCGATGCGCCCGATTTTTACGATAACTACTGGTCTTACTGCCGCGCCAAGTGGATCGGGATGGGCCGCGGCTGGATCGATCCGGTGAAGGAAGCGGAAGCCGCGCAGCTCCGCATGCAATCCGGCGTGTCCACGCTCGAATTGGAATGCGCCGAGCAAGGTCAGGACTGGAACGAGATCCTGGAGCAGCAGGCGCTCGAAGCCAAGCGGAGGGAATTACTCGGATTACCGCCGATGTCTCTCCAGATTGCTCCCATCAGCCAGGAAAAGCCCGCCGCGCCCGCGACCGGTCAACCTCCGGGACAGCCGCCGCAGCAACCGCAGCAACAGCCGCAAGGAGGAGGCCCAGCATGAGCGACTTCGATCCTCTCTATCAGCAGCTCGAGGCACGGCCCTTCGTTCCCCGCTATCTCCACATCAAGGCCGCGCTCGAAACCCGGCCCTGGGCGATCCGCGCGGAAGAGTACGAAATGATCCGCGACATCGTGGAGCGCCATTCCTCGCCCGAATACATCAAGGGCGATCTGGAAGCGGTCGCGGCCAAGGTTGGCCGCCCGCTCGAAAACACCGGGGGATTGGTGGAATTACGCGGTTCGACGGCAGTTCTCCATGTCGAGGGCCCGATCTTCCGCTACGCCAATATCATGACCGCCCTGAGCGGCGCGACGTCGGTGGACATGACCGCGCTCGCTTTCGATGCAGCTCTGGAAAACCCGGCTGTGTCGCAGATCGTTCTACAGATCAATTCTCCAGGCGGCGAGGTGGATGGCATTAACAGCTTCGCCGATCAGATCCGCGCGGGCGCGATTCGAAAGCCGGTTACCGCCTACGTGGATGGCCTGGGGGCATCCGCCGCTTACTGGCTCGCGTCTGCCGCGCGGCGAATCGTGGCGGATGAATCGGCGCGGGTGGGTTCGATTGGGGTCGTAGCCACCCAGATGGACCGCTCCGGAGCGCAGGAGCGCCAGGGCATCAAAACCTACAAAATCATTTCCAGCCAATCCCCGCGCAAACAGCCCAGCGCCGCGACCGAAGCAGGCCGCTCCCAGCTCCAGGAAATGGTCGATGAAATGGCCGCGCTGTTTATTGATCGCGTCGCTGCGTTCCGTGGAATCAGCGCCGAGGAGGTGGCATCCGACTACGGTCAGGGTAGCACGATGCTGGCTCCCAAGGCGCTCAGAGCCGGGATGATCGACGGGATCAGCGGTTTCGAGCCGTTTTTAGCCACGCTTTCCGATTCGCGCACGTTCATTTCGATTCCGGCGGCAGCAGCCGCCTTAGAGGAGGTCCATACCATGGCCACTGCTCCGACCCTGGCGCTCCCAGCGGCTTCGCCGCCGTCAGCGCAAACCACGCCGCCGCCGCTTCCCAGCACTATTAGCAGCACTAGCAACTCCGCCCTCGCGCCGCTTCCACTGAAAGCCCTGGATCATGCCGCGCTGGAGCGGGCTCGTATTCGCGCGATCCTCGAAGCTCCCGAAGCTCAGGGCCGCGAAGGTTTAGCGCGATACCTGGCGCTCCAAACCGATAATTCGTCCGATGCCGCCCGCGCCATCCTCAAGGAGGCACCCGTCGCAGCCGCTTCAGCGCCGCACCCCAATGCTTTCGAGCAAGCCATGGCGGGGATTCCCAACCCGGTCGTGGGAGTGGGCATCATCGGACGCGAGGACGAGCAATCCGCCGACGCGGAGGCCGCGC